CGCGCTGCTTCGCCGATGGTTTCCATAGTGTTTCGTTGCTCCTTTCGATGCCCATGAAAGTATCGAAGGGTTCAGGCAATGGAACGAAAAACCTTTTCCAAATCCGGCAAAAAAGTTTCCGAGAGTAACATGAGTACCGAAGCGTTGAATCAAGCGCGTACCTTCCTCGATGTTCTGCACGATGCGGAATTTCGTGGACGGAAAGACACTGACGGGGCGGCACGTTACCGCCTCGCTAGCAGGCTTGGCGTGAAAGAAAACTACCTGTTCCGGCTCCAATACCGGGCGGATGAAATGAAGGACGTGGCCGGCGAGGTCTACCTCAAGCTGCGCCGTGCTTACGAGCAAATGTGCCAAGCAAACGAACTTGCCGCCGCTGCCTCCCGGAGAAAGCGGCTCAATCTAAGGACGGGTCATGCGGTTGATACGGAGCCTGATTTGTCGGGCATGGGAACGAATACGCCTCGCCGTCGCGCGGGCGATCAGAAAGAGGAAAGGTGACTGAGAATGCCGATGTTCCGCAAGAAGCCGGTTGTGATCGAGGGCATGCAGTTGTCGGCGGACAACCATCAGCATGTTGCTACGTGGATCGCAGGCGGAGGTTACAACGTGCGCCATTGGTCTAAGCCGCCGATGCGCGCTGTGACTGGCTTGGTGATCGAGACGCTGGAAGGCGACATGGAAGCCGGCTACGGCGACTGGATCATCAAAGGCATCAAGGGCGAATTCTATCCCTGCAAGCCCGACATCTTCGAGGCGACATACGAGGCGGCAGAATAGCCATGATGCACCAGCCCCCTCGCGATTACGTCCCTATCCTTCCAGAGCCTGAAACACCGGCTCCGGTATGGGCCTTTCTTGTCATCATAGGCGCATGTCTCGCGTTCTGGCTCGCGCTCATCTGGATACTGTGGGGGGCGAGGTAGATGGGTGGGAAGCACGTCCGCGACATGACGGAGCGCGAAATCCAGCGCATGTGCGCCCGCACCTATCTTGCAGAGGCAAGGCGGCGTCAAGGACAGCCGTTCGCTGCAACCTTGCTTCAATGGGCCAAGAACGCGCGAAATCGCTCGAATGCATGGCGTCCTGAGCAGTCTGACCTATTCGGGAGGGCAGCATGAAGCCCATCTCCACACCCACAGAGGCGAGGGGGCGGACATGAGCCTCAGACGCTTTGCCAACAAGCGCGACGTGAGCGAGCCGGAGATTGTCTCCGCACTCAAGCAGATGGGTTTCAGCGTCGTCCGCATGGACACGCCTGTAGACCTGCTTGTCGGCTACAGGGGCCGGTGCTGGCTCGTCGAGTGCAAGTCCAGCGACAAGGGCTACGGCAAGGACCTGAACGCCAACCAATCCGAGTTTGACGCCGGCTGGCGCGGGCCGAGGATCGTCATCTTGCGCAGCGCACAGGACGCCAGAGACTGGGGCGTCGAGGTCGCCAGCAAGACGGGGAAGGCCGCATGAGCGCTCTTTCTGATCCGAAGGACGATGAAGCCCATGAGGCTTTCCAAGAGTATGCCGCCGCGAAAATGCGAGCCGAGGCGACCATGGATTTTGCCGATGCCATGGCGGCGGGCAGGGCGTGGCGCATCTTCATAAACCTGTTTGTCGGGCCTGAAAATCAGATGGCCGTCGATAGCAATGTCATCCCCTTTCCGAAACGAGGCTATCGATAATGGCGCGCATTCGTTCCATCAAACCTGAATTTTGGACGGACGAGAAAGTCGTGTCCCTGTCGCCCCTGGCTAGGCTGCTCTTTATCGGCATGTGGAATTTTGTCGATGACGAGGGGCGCGCCGACTATTCACCGATGCGCATGAAGATGCAGATTCTTCCAGCCGATAGCGCCGAAATCACGGAACTTCTCGGGGAAATTCGGCGCGAAAATCTGATCGAAGTCTATAGTATTGATAACAAAGAGTATTTTCAGGTTCGCGGCTTTGCCAAGCACCAGAAGGTAGATGCTCGACGCACATCGAAACTGCCGCCGCCGCCTGTTTGCGCCGAATTGCGCCGAATTTCTCCCTTGGATCAAGGAAGGGATCAAGGAAAGGAAGGGATCAAGGAAGGTTCAGAAGCTAACGCTTCTGGCGCAAGTGCGCCGGTCGATTTTGAGAAATTGGCGTTTCAGCGTGGCAAACAGGTGTTGGGGCAATCTGCCGGCGGCGTAATTGCGCGGCTGAAACGCGAGAAGTGCAAGACATGGGCCGAAGCCTTGTCGGTGATCGAGGAAGCAGCGACCAAGCAATCCCCGATGGAATGGGTGCAGGGGGTCTTGAAAAAGGCCGACCCGGACGAAGCCATTTACAGGAACGTCCTCTGATGGCCGATATAACAGCGATCAAGCGCATGTTGTCCGGCAGAGCGCAGTCGGTAGCGGAAATGCTTCTGCCGGGCGGGCGCAAGGAAGGCCAGGAATGGCGGGCCGGGTCGGTCAGCGGCGAGAAAGGCCAGTCCCTTGGCGTCCACCTGACCGGTGAGAAAGCCGGGGTATGGCAGGATTTCCAGTCGGGAGAAGGCGGCGACCTGTTGGACTTGTGGGTCGCCTGTAAGGGCGGGACGCTGGCGGAAGCGCTGGATGCGGCCCGGTCATGGTTGGGCGTGACAAGGCCAGAGCCGTATCGGGAGCCGAAGAAGACCTATACCCGCCCGCCGAAGCCTCAATGCACGACGGCGCAGGGCCGGGTGCTCGACTATCTAACCGAAGATCGAAATATCTCTGGCAGCGTCCTTGAGGCTTACAAAATCGGCGCACAGGGCGAGGACATCATTTTCCCGTTCATGCTGCCGGATGGAGTGCTGGCGCTGGCGAAGGCCCGCAAAGCCGAGGATGGGGCCAAGCCGAGGCCAACGGCGGCGAATTGTGAGCCGGTGCTTTTCGGTTGGCAGGCGATCCCGTCCGATGCTCGGCAGATTATCATCACCGAAGGCGAGATCGACGCGCTATCGTGGGCGCATTTTGGCTTTCCTGCGATGTCCGTTCCGTTCGGCGGGGGGAAGGGCGGCAAGCAGAATTGGATCGAGAACGAATTCGAGCGGCTTGAGCGGTTTGAGCGGATTTACATTTCAACCGACATGGATCAGCCGGGGGATGAGGCCGCAGAGGAAATCGCGTCCCGTCTTGGTCGTCATCGATGCTACCGGGTGCGCTTGCCGCACAAGGATGCCAACGAATGCCTTGTCGCGGGCCTTGGACACTTCGCGATGGACGAGGCGTTGCGCAATGCGGGATCGCTCGATCCCGCCGGCCTCAAACGCGCAAGCGACTATTCCGATAAAGTCGTTCACCTGTTCTGGCCGGCGCATGAGGAACAGCAGGGCTACACGGTCCCATATGGCAAGATTTCCGATAAGATGCATTTCCGGCCGTCCGAAATGACGCTTTGGAGCGGGGCGGCGGGTTCGGGGAAAAGCCAGATTATTTCCGACTGCATCCCGCATTGGATCAAGCAGGGAAGCCGTATTTGTCTCGCCTCGCTCGAAATGAAGGGGGAGCAGACGCTGCGCCGCATGTGCAAGCAGACGGGGGGCATAGATCGCCCGACTGCCCAATACATCGAACGCATACTGGACTGGCTGGACGGCGGGCTGCTTCTTTATGAGCGCGTCGGTAAGGCTGGCGTCCCCGCGCTTCTGGAAGTCTTTGACTATGCCCGCGCCAAATATGGCTGTGACCAATTCATCATCGACAGCCTCATGCGTCTTGGCATCGCCCAGGACGATTACAACGGGCAGGAAAAGGCCGTTTTCCAGATCGTAGACTGGACCATCCAGAACAATGTGCATTTGCATCTGGTGGCCCACTCCCGCAAGGGAGAGCGCGGCCAAGGCGCTCCCGAGACGGAAGATATCAAGGGGGCGATGGAGATAGGGGCGAACGCCTTCAACATTCTCACTGTGTGGCGCAATCGCCGGCATGAGGAAGAGCTGGCAGCCGCCAAGACGGATACCGATCGTCACGAACTGGACCAGAAACCCGGCGTCATCCTGAACGTCGCCAAGCAGCGCAACGGCGATTTTGAGGGCAAGGTCGGTCTTTGGTTCGATCAATCCACCTATCGATATCACTCATCATTTGACCGGGGCATGTGGGATCGATCTTTCATCACCCGGCAGGAGGCGGCATGACACTCGTCGCATATGCGGGCAAAGACCCGACAGAACGCCCGGTCAACAAGCCACGTGTTCGTCGCTACAGGCGACCGGCGCAAGCCTATCGCCTTTTCTTGGGCGGTCGCGACACGGCGACGATTTCCGAGATGTTGGACGTCAAGGAATCGATCATCCTTCGATGGATCACGAACGAGCGATGCAACCAGCGAGAACTTTCAAACCCGTATCTACCGGAGGCGACATGAAGCACTGGACAACGGCAGAGAGGACCGAGATTGCGGCCATGCTTAAGCGCAAGCTGACGGCAGGCCAGATAGCCATGAAAGTCGGTCGGTCAAGAAGCGCGGTCATCGGCGTAGTGAATCGGGACGATAATTTGCGCAGCGTCGGCTTTCAGCACGACAAAATCTATTCCGGCAGCGTGAGGCCAGCATGAACACTCCAATACCCGAGACAGCCAAGAACTTTGCCGAAGCCTTGCTCGACGCCTTGTCAGACGGCGCATGTGGTTGCGAGCAATGCCAGAAAGTCGCCACCGATCATTTCTCGCGCGCTCTCCTAGCCCGAGACGAGAGGGCGGCGAAGGAAGAGCGGGAAGCCTGCGCGAAGATTGCGGATTACGAAGCAAACATCTCTCCGAGCAGCGTCATTGTCCCGGCAGTAGCTCGTCACATCGCCTCTGCCATCAGAGACAGGACAAAGCCATGAGCAAGGTCGAGGAAGTGGCGCGGGCGTTAGACCCTCTGGCTTGGGCTGTTCCCGAGGACGATTATCCCGCTGAGAAGGCGCGGCGCGAAGCGAAGCAGTTTCAATCTTTATCCGCAGCCCGCCGCGCTATCGAGGCAATGAAGGTTCCCGATGTGGAAATGCTCGCGGCATTTTGGCGGCAGAAGAACAACGGGACGCAAGAGATTGGCGAGTCCGGCGACAATCGTTCGGATTATGACGCATGGCGGGCGGCCATGTCTCGGGCTCTCAACGAGGAAGGGTAAGCGCCATGTTCCACGTAGGCCAGAAAGTAGTTTGCGTCGGTGATTTCAGCGAGCTTGCATCGGAAATGTGGGCGCGAGAACTGTGTATCGAGTTTCCGGAGAAAGGGCTGGTTTACTGCGTGCGGCGGGTTGTGCAGCGCCCATGCGGCGGGGATGAAACGGGCTACGCCATCATGCTCGATGAAATCTTGAACATGAAGAACTTGCTGGATCGCGAATGCGAAGGCGGCTTCATCGAGATGGGTAGCAAGCGCGCGCTTCCGCCGGATGAAATTGCCTTCGCCAGCGTAGATTTTCGCCCGCTCATTACGGTCGAGAAGTTCATGACGGTCAGCGATCGAGAAAACGCGTGACGCGGCGCACCAACTAAAACGAGGACACAGGTAATGGCAAGAGCGGCGGCAAAAAAACGGGGACGGCCAGTGAACGAGGTTCCATATCGTGAATTGAATGGTCGGGCATCGCGCGCCCGCAACCCGATCGACAAGCTGGCATTGGAGGCAAGGGCGAAGATGCTTGGCATTTCCGTGCTGGACGCGAAGAACCAGCTAGCGGCAACGTTCATAGGCCGGCTTCACATGCAGTATCAGGCTTGGGAAAAGCGCGGGCCGAAAGATGTACCGCGCCCGTCCGAATGCCTCTCCACGCGCGAGTATGACGCCGCTACGCGGTTCCTCGACCTGCACAATGATCGGCTCAAGGTCGTCCAGTCGGAAGCGGCTCAATACGACAACCGTCCGTCAGGCAATGCCGATCCCGACGCGGTGGAAGAATGGGCGCGCCGGATCAATACGGAATACAAGGCCGTCCGCGAGGCGATCCAGGAAGCGCAGAACCAGAACCGTAGCGAGAACCTGTGGGCGGCGCTGGATTACTGCATCATCCGGGACCAGCCGCTTAGCCATATGATCGGCGCGTTGCGTATCCTGTGCAATTCGATGGCGCGGCATTGGAAGATCAGTTGACACATCAGTCTATTAATGACATACCGCATCACACTGGCGTGTGAAACGTCAAGAGTAGGGCTGCTTCGGCAGTCCTTTTGATTCTGTCCCCGCAGGAGTTCTGTCCTGCCTCATGGGCTTGCGGGATAGTTTGGGCAGGTGACGCGGCAAGAGGCCGTATCGCAGGTAGCGCGCTGAAAAGCCTGTGCGAGGATCGCCGTAACCTCGTAAAATCCTCGGTCCAGTTTCCACCCGCCAGAGTGCGGGAAGACCAGTTTCAGGACAATGACAGCGCAGGGCTCATCTGCTATGATCGGCGGTATGGAAATGATTAAGACCTACCCACCTGAAGTCGACAAGGTCCGCGCCGATATTCTAAAGGCTATCGATCAGATCAGGGAGGGGTATGAGGCGAAGGCAAAGGCCCCCATGTCAGAGAGCCTAACGGCGCTTCAGGCATCTAGGGAGCTGCGCACGCCACGGGACTTTGCTAATCTCCAAAGAGATTATCAGATGGAGATAGAACCGTTTGTCCGGGAGCTAGTCCGCTTGGAAGGCTTCGCGTCCACAGCCTATCTGATCACAGAAGATCAGCGCGCAGACCTGTCCTGAAACCCATCCCCGCGGGGTAGAGATATGAAACCCTTACATGCCGTCAAAATGCGGGTTAGCCGCTGTCGCTGTTGCACTTCAAGGTATGCGAAACGGATCATTGGCCGCGCCGCGTCTGGCAACCGAATTGCACGACAGAGTGCCAAGCTAGAAATCAAGAAGCATTTTCGCTGCGATTAACCGCCGCCTCGCATCTACACTACAGGCTAGAGCGCAGAAGATCGTTGATCCGCTGCTGCCAGCCTTTCCCGGTGGCCTTCCACCTCGCCAGCACAGCGGCATCAACACGGATATTCAGCACAACCTTGGGATTGGCGGACTTTGGCCGGCCTGCGCCTTTCGCGCGCGGTTTCTTCGCTGGGGCGTAGTGGATAGCCATAATTGTTGTATTACGAAATTTAGGGCTGGATCGCAATGCCTGAACGCGGAAGGGCGAGAACTACCTGGCCCGCACGGTATTCGAGGATCACGAATTGATCGACATCGGCGTCATGGACAAGAACGGTGATCCGATCATGGCCCGCAAGCGGCTCGATCCGGTCGGGTTCGTAAGGTGGAAGTCGTGATCAAGCTTCTCGCGCTCGCGGTGTTCGTCGTGCTGGCCTCATGTGCCTCGCCTCGGCAATGCGACATGGCGCAGTATCTGGCAGATATGTGGTGCAGGTGATGGCGCGGCCAACCAAGTTCAAACCGGAGTACGCCAAGCAGGCGGCAAAGCTTTGCGAATTGGGCGCGACAGATATCGAGTTGGCCGATTTCTTCGGCGTGAACGTGACCACGATCTATGAATGGCGCAATCAAAACGTCGCGTTTTCCAAGGCAGTCATCGCGGGAAAAGAGATGGCGGACGCTCGCGTCGAGCGCGCTTTCTACAATCGTGCCGTTGGGTACACGTTTGACACCGAGAAGATCTTCCAATTCCAGGGCGATATTATTCGGGCTCCGTCGCGAGAGCATGTGCCGCCAGATGCCGGCGCGGCGCTGAATTGGCTGAAGAACCGCAACCCGGACAAGTGGCGCGACAAGCAGGAAATCGACCTGAAAGTCACCGATACTCTGGCCGAACGCATGGCGCGGATGAAAGCCCGCAAGGCTGATGCTTCGCAAGAATGACCCGAACGAGGAAATCCTCGCTCTCGCGGTTGAATGTGAACATGATCCACAAAAGTGGGCTGATCTCGCATGGGATTGGGGCCATGGCGAATTAAAGGACGTTGACGGGCCGCGTGAATGGCAGGCTGAAATCAATGGCCTCATCAAGAATCATCTAAGCAACCCCGCTACCCGGTTCGAGCCGCTGCAAATCGCGGTGGCATCGGGGCATGGTATCGGTAAATCCGCTCAGATGGGCATGCTCGCCAATTGGGCGCTGTCCACCTGTGACGATTGCCGCATCATCATCACGGCGAATACGGACAACCAGCTTCGCACCAAGACCGCGCCGGAAATAGGGAAGTGGTTCCGATCGGCCATATCCGGCCATTGGTTCGATGTTCAAGCCACATCGGTCAAATCCGTCTCTCCTGGCCATAGCGATACCTGGCGGGCGGATTTCATACCGTGGTCAGAAAACAACACGGAAGCCTTCGCCGGTCTGCACAACAAGGGAAAGCGCATCGTCCTGATGATGGACGAAGGCTCAGCCATTGCAGACAAGATTTGGGAAGTTGCCGAAGGCGCGCTTACCGACGAAGGCACGGAAATCATCTGGATCGTGTTCGGCAACCCGACGCGCAACACCGGGCGGTTCCGTGAATGCTTCCGGCGCTATCGTCATCGTTGGGTGCAGCGGCAGATAGACAGCCGGGAAGTCCCCGGCACCAACAAGAAGCAAATCCAGAAATGGATCGAGGATTATGGCGAGGATTCGGACTTTGTGAAGGTCCGTGTTCGAGGCCAATTCCCCTCGGCATCGGCCTTGCAGTTTATATCGACCGAAGATGTTGACCGCGCCCGTGAGGCATCGAGAGGCTTGCGCAAGGAGCAATTCGATTTCGCACCGGTTGTGATCGGCGTTGATCCTGCATGGACTGGTGACGATGAATTCGTGATCTTTCTTCGGCAGGGGCTCTATTCCAAGTGCCTCGCCACGTTCCCGAAGAACGACAATGATATCCAGATGGCGCAGCACATTCTGCGCTTTGAACAGGAATACAAGGCTGACGCGGTATTCATCGACGGCGGCCACGGAACAGGCATCTACAGCGCCGGCATCACATGGGGCAGGGATTGGCAGCTTGTCTGGTTCGGTGAGAAGTCATCCGATCCAGGCTGCATCAACAAGCGTGTGGAAATGTGGCGCGACATGCGCCAGTGGCTCAAGACCGGCGGTGCGATCGATCCGAAGGACGATGTTCTCTACACCGATCTGATCGGCCCTGAGCTTGTCCAGTCGGGCAACGTGAAGCAGTCCGGCAAGATGCAGCTTGAGAGCAAGGAAGACATGAAGGCGCGGGGCATTCCCTCGCCCAACCGGGCTGATGCGCTGGCTTTGACCTTTGCGCATCCTGTCATGCCCAAGCATTTGCCGTCCTCGATCTCGGGCGGCACCCATGAGACGGAATACAACCCTTATAGGTGACGGTTCTTCCATATGCCCGGCTCACGCGAAATTGGTCCGGTTCCGAGGCTTTCGGGCGTTAGACCGCACATGCGGCTGATGCGATCGTAAGCTTCCTGCCGGCCGTTTGGATAAAGAAGCCGGTTCAAATCACGGGCGATAAGTTCTTCGGCGGTCTGCATCTTTTCAGCGAGCTTGTTCATGTCTCGAACAGTAGGCCGGGCTCATTACCAAATCAAGGATCAAGTAATGTCTGATGAAGAACGCCTAGCGGTAGCTCACAACGCCGCTGCGAACGGTAGGCTTATCGTCACGCTACTGTTCGCTCTCTCGTTGTCCCTGGCGCTCATCGGGCGCGGCGATGGCTATTTCTACGTGGCTTTCATCGCAATCCTCGCCCTCGGTGCCTCCTACATCGCTGATGTGCTTCAAAGCCGGATCATGGGAGTCGCAAGCATCATCCTTACCATCGTGCCGTTCGCGGCGTTTCTCATCATGGGAGTCTAACCATGTGCCTTTTCAAGATGCCGAAAGCCGCCGATCCGGTCATGCCGACCGAATACGCGGCACAGAAAGCGCCCACCACGCAGGATGCCAAGACGGCGGGCGCGACCCTTACGGACCGTCTGCGCGCTTCGGCAGGCACGATGCTAACGGGTGCCGGCGGTGTCGGTTCGTCGGTTGACACGACCGGCAAGAAAACGCTGCTTGGTGCCTGATCTTGGCCGATAGCACGCGCTCCCGCCACCAACGCCGCCTCGAAGCGCTCAAGAGCGAGCGTTCCGATTGGGAAGGCTTGTGGCAGGAATATAACGATTTCATCATGCCTGGCCGCATGAGGCTGACGCGCGCCGAAAAGCGTGGCGCAAAGCAGTTTGCCAAGATCGTTGATGAAAGCGGCTTGCTCGCGTTTCGCATTATGCGATCAGGGATGATGAGTGGGCAGACTTCGCCGGCTCGTCCATGGTTTCGCCTCACCACGTTCGATCCCGAAATGAAGGAATACGGGCCGGTCAAGGAATGGCTGTTTCAGGTCGAAATGCGCATGCGGCAGATCATGCAAAAGTCGAACCTTTACAACGTCCTGCACACGGGATATGGCGATCTCGGCCAGTTCGGGCAGATGGCCGCAATATTGGTCGAGGATGAAACGCAGTATATTCGCGGCATTCCGCTGCTGACTGGTCAGTACTGGCTTGCTAAGGCCACAAGCACCGCTCTGACACGCTTTACCGTCGAATTTATATGACCGTGGAGCAAATCGTCGGGCGTTTCGTGGCGAAGAATGGCGGCATGGATTGGACCCGCTGCTCGTCCACCATCAAGAACATGTACGACAATGGCCAATATGACGAATGGATCGAGGTTTATCACGCGATCGAACCGCGCCACGACCGCGATATCACCAAGGCTGACAAGCGCAACAAACCCGTCGCCTCGAACTATTGGGAGGAAGGTCAGACTTCCGATCGGATGCTGGAAGAAAGCGGGTTTGAAATCAATCCGCTGCTCGCTCCACGGTGGGAGACGACGGGCGAAGATGTTTACGGCACCGGCCATCCCGGCATGGTATCTCTCCCCGGCATCAAGATGCTTCAGGTCGAACAGCGCGACAAGGGCGAGGCGATCGCCAAGATGGTCAAGCCGCCAATGGTGGGCTCGTCCGATCTGAAGAACAAGAAATCATCGATCCTGCCCGGCTCCATCACCTATGCCGACACGACAGGCCAGAAGCCCGCCTATTACCCGGCGTTTCAGGTGCAGTTCGACACCCAGCACGTCGCGGCTGACATCAAGGAAGTTCAGAACCGGATTGATCGATGCTGGTATGCCGATCTGTTCATGGCGATCAGCCAGATGGAAGGCGTCCAGCCGCGCAACGTAATGGAACTGTCCGCCCGCAAGGAGGAACAGCTTCTCCAGCTTGGCCCGGTCATCGATCGTCAGCAGAACGAATTGCTCGGCCCGATCGTGGACATCGTTTTCCACTACGGCGCGAAGAACAACCTTTTCCCGCCCGCCCCGCCTGAATTGCAGGGTGAGGATCTGAAGGTCGAATACATTTCCATCCTTGCCCAGGCACAGAAGGCGGTTTCGACCGGCGCAATCGAGCGCGGCATGGGGTTTGTTGGCAACCTCGCCGGCATTAATCCATCCATCCTCGACAAGGTGGATTTCGACCAGTCGGTTGACGAATATTGGGACATGATCGGTGCGCCGCCGACAATCATTCGCTCCGACGATGACGTAGCCAAAACTCGCAAGGACCGCGAACAGGCGCAGACGGCAGCGGCTAATGCCGAAATGGCGGCAAAGACGATGCCTGCCGTCAAGCAGGGCGCTGACGCGGCTCAAGTG